GAAGAAATTTATTCAATGATGTTATTTCTTCTTCTAAGGTGTTATCAAATAAATACGGACGACATACCGACTTTAATTGATGAGAATAGTATCTAATAATGATTGGACTTTCTCATCATATATTTCATGAACGTCGTATAATGGTGCCTCTTCATTTCTATGCTTCTTATTTGCTCTTTTTAAAGCATTCTCTTTTGATTGTGCCACTATAATTTCTTCCCACCCACATCCGGGACGATCTAATGCTACTCTATATTTTTTATTTTTCATTTAATTTTTTATGAATATCATTGATGAATTTTCTACTTCTTTTCTTTGATTTAGAAATTTCTCGTGCCGCCTTTTTAAAGATTTAATTTCTTCTTTAATATTATCTGGTTTAAATGAGTGTATCATATTATTTTAATCCCTTTTCAAATTCAATCATATCAGAATTATCTTTAAATAACCAGAAGTAATGATTGGCACATAATAATGAATAGCCCGTTTTAGATTTTAATTTTTTAGCCATATAAGAGTATGTTTTTCCACGAATCCCCTCATCAAAATCTTTAAAGGATATTCCTCGTGGATTATTTTTCTTAATAAATGTAAACATCATAGACTGCAACGTTTTTAATATCTTGATGGGATTCCCGGTATTAGTCAATCCATACTCGTAAGTATTTAAATCTTGAATATATTGTTTCATATCGTTATTAGCTAACGTCGGCTTTGATTTGTTCTGAGAATGCACCAATTTAAATGAAAATTTATAAAATCCAACTAATACTAACGACGGTTCAACATTGACTACAAAAGTCTCTCCATCAATCTTTATTGTTTTTGTAAATTCATTATTAGTCGAATCACCCATATCATATTCAGGAGAATCTTCTGGGTCAAGTAATTCTGATAAATATTCTTTAGTATATCGTTGTTCGTTTTTTGTAAATTCCGAATTGGATATAATCTTACCAGTATTTTCAAATATCCAATCTCTAATTTTACTTTCTGTAATTTTATTTATCATATTCAAACTCCCTCTCTTACTACATTATTACAATAATCGAAACACGCTACCCAATTTACATAATCGGGCATATTATTAGTTAACCGATCATCTCTTATTAATTTATAAAAAGCATTCCGGTCTAATCGAGGAATTTTATTCTCGGCTAGTATTTCTTGAAGATGTAGTTGTGCGGTAACTCCTAAGCAAGTATCTTTCAATTGCATTAACGCATAATTTCTTTCAATAATTGATTTATTCGATGCAATATTCTCACATACCACATACTTATTTCTCATATCGGTTGCATGAGTAACTATTTCATCAATAGTATGAATTTTTTCTTCTTTTAAGTAAGGAAAATGTTTTACAATGGTCTTATTACCAGCACGTTCTATACCTTCAATATTATCGCTGGTATCTCCTAAAATTGATTTAAAAAGGGCGAAATTAACCGGACTAATTCCATATTCATTGATAACAGTATTAGCATTATAAATTATTTTTTTAGTTGGAGAATATACTTGTATTCGATTGGCATCACATAACTGAAGAAAATCTCTATCAGTTGACATGATGGTTACTTTCTTGGATGTTTTAAAATGTTCTAGTGCCAAGTAAGCCAAAACATCGTCGCTTTCTACTTGATTTAAAGAAATAATATTTAAAGGGAGTGTTTGTAAATAATTAACAAATGCCAAATATTCATGTTCCATTTGTTCTTGCTCATTTTGAGGAGTTGAATTTTCCTCATAGACACGATTTAGACGGATCTTAGTTGATCTATGTGCTTTATATTCAGGATATATTGCTTTACGTTTAGCCGATCCTCCAACTCCATCGAAGGAAATGAGACATCGTGAAGGATTTAATAATTTTACGGCTGCCCCTAAACTTTTAAGCGATGCTGTTACCCCACCAAAATGGTCTCCATTCGAATTTAATGTATTAACTGCACACCACGAACGGATGAAAAGATTTGTTCCATCAATTAATAGTATGTGGTTATTAGTCTTGTCTTTCCAATTAAGGTGGGAATCATTCATTTCTTTCTTTATATTACTAAAGAAGGAGAATAATTTTTTCTTATCTTCGTTGTTAATATCCATTTAAAATATCCTTTATCATTTGTAGTTTATCTTTAGAAGTGTCCCAGTCAGTTTGCCAAATAACGTGAGTATTATGTTTATTATTTTTGGCGGCATCCATTTTTATTTTATCCCACTCCCATATTTCCACATTTCTTCAGGTGAAATTGGCTTTCGTATATGAACATATTCCGATACAAAACATTTAGAAACGTTGAATTCTTCTAATCCTTCCAAATTCAGATCAGAATGTTCTGTCCAAACGTAATAAAATATTTGCCCACACCCTCCAAAATTATCTTGTATTTTAACTAAATCCGCAATAAATTCATCTTTTGTTTTTAAGAAATGTCCAGTTTTATTGGATGTTCGGTCATAGTTTCTATTTTCTGATAGGAATGACTCGAAATACGATTGCACCTCTTCAATAGAGCCGATTACAATTTTACTAGTCTTAATATCACTCATATTTGAGTATTATAACTTAAATTTGAAATTCAATCAACTTATTATATTTTCTTTTAATATTTCTGGAATTTTTCTTATGTCCCAATAAGGAATTCTTAGTAGTTTAATATTATTGGTTCTCTATCAATTCCATCTTTAAACCGATTCCAATCGTTTTCCCAAATATATTTAATATTATATCCTATATTTTTTAATCTTTTAAATTTTAAAAAGGTATGGTCGTATAGTTCCTTATATGATTTGCCAACAATTTTATTTATTCCTTGATATCGACATATATCAGGATTACCATGCCAATAATCTCCGAGATATTCATAAATAGTATTGGTTTTATCATCATATCCATCCGGAAAACACCAAGTAATCTTGTCACTGACTGGAATATTAATTCTTACTTGTCGATGTAATTTATCATCGGGTATATTACAATAATTTAAAAATTCAATCTCTCCATTCGATATGGTTTTTATACATCGAGGACATCCACTACCTCGAATATGGTATCCAGCACGTTGGTCAAATTCACCATGATGAGGACATATTATAGTGATAAACTCCCACGTTCCTTGATAAATTACTCTTGATAAGTCATATTTATTATTGTGAACTATAAGGGCTTCTTTAATATATTCTTCGTTGGTGGGTGAATAAGTCGGAGCACATTTTTTACACCCCTTACCATCTCTATGTGATTTTGCGTTCTGTATAAAATTACCATGTATAGGGCATGTTATAATAATATCTGTCAATGAGTCTATATATTGAGTAAACATATATCCATATCTATAATTATGTAACAACTCTACTTCTTTAATATATTCTTCATTGGTTGGTGAATAGGTGCCGCCACACTTAATACATCCATGCCCATTCATATGATGATCTGGTCTTTGCGGAAATTCTCCATGTATGGGACATATAATAGTTACTGCTGTATGATTGTTAACATACTTAACTAATTCATATCCATATAAATAATTATGGGCAATGTTTGATGTATTAATGAAAGTTTCGAGGGATAACCTCCGTCCTTTACTTCGTTTGTCTATTCCACATAATCGGCATCCACCAACATGAAGATGATTTATAGGTTTCTGTAGAAATTCCCCATGAACTTTACATATTATAATAACTTCTGTCGATGAGTCTACATACTCAACTAGAGAATATCCGTATAAATCACCATATATTTCAGTGGCTTTGTATACGAATATTTCTCTAGTTGATAGTTTACTCATTATTCTAATGGAGCCGTATTTTCTTCTTCCGTTACAGTTACCGTGTTCTCAATGATTTTAGAATTTGAATCCCTGTATTCCATTATCCACATTTTACAAATTTGTTGATAAAATTCTTCTTTTAATTTTTCATCCGAGTTCATTAACTCTACAAACCTAGCAGTGTTAAATTGCAATTCGTCATTATTCTCACGTTTCCACGTATATTTGGCAGCAGTGCCAGTTATAATTCCACGAGTTTTTGCAAAATCAAGATACGAAGTTAAATTCTGAATTCCAGAATCATAATGTATCTCAAAGTCGGCAACTCTGAAATTAGGACCACATCGAGTTTTGATTACTGATGCTCTTGCATTCATTCCAATCACCTCATCTCCCTTTTTAATTTTACCCATACCAGCAAGACGAACTCGAACGGATGAATGAAATGCTAGTGCCATGCCTCCGCTAGTTGTAAATTTCTCGGAAAATGGACCGGCATTCATTACCGTTCTTAATTGATTTGTAAAGACAATTAATATCTTTTGTTGGGCAATTAGACCTGTAATTTTTCGCATTGCCTTGCCAAGAATTAATGCCTTACTCGTCGCATATCCCTGGACCCCATGTTCTTCCTGAATTTCTTTTTCTACACTTGCACCTGCAATCGAATCTACTAATATAGTTAATATTTTATCTCTATTTGCTTTTCTAAATTCTCCGATGCAAATTTCAATCTTGGTAAATAATTCTTCGAGTGTTATAAACGTATTATAATTAGCAGCACGGACATCGACACCAAATGATTTCCAGAATTCTCTGTCAACCGCAAATTCACTATCAAAATAAACAGCTAATCCTCCTTTTTTTTGTGTTTCTCTTATAATATGGGCACATATTAAACTTTTTCCGGTGCCATTTAATCCGCTCAATTCCGCTATGCGTCCGACTGGAAGACCGCCGTGACTTTTGTTGCTAATCGCAAGATCGAGAAGGTCACTTCCAGTCGAGACCCATTCCGTAATTTCGCTAGGGTTATCTTCATCTAAGAAGAATGAAGATTTGCTCCCATCTTTATTACTTTTATTTAATGCTCTTTGAAGTAATAATGCTAAATCATCTCGTTCAACATTAGTTTCTACTTCGACGTGTTTACTATTGGATTTTGTATTTTTTTCTTTTGCCATAATTTTAATATGTTATTATATTTAATTTTCCGCCATTTTTTCTAAATCGTTTCCAGTCATTTTCCAATATGTATTTGATATTATATCCGTTTGATTTTAATTTGTCAAATTTTTATTTCTGTTAAATTCAGTTATCCCAAATTTTATTTAACTTTACAATGCCATATATAGCATCATTCTTACTCGAATCTGTAAACTCGGTTATAACATATCGGTCATCTCCTTTTTCGAACGTATATGTATATTCATATCCACTAAATGCATTAGTCATCATCAATTCCTGATTAATATCTAATGCCCCATCAATTAACGTGGTGAATTCCTCTTTATTTATCTTATACATAATTTTATTTGTTATTAAATTCTTCTATCATATTATCACAAAAAATTGCAACTAGTTCGGCTTCTTTATCTTTGATTTTATTTGATAATTTAGGTTTATTATTGAGAAATTTGACATAGTTATTATATAATAGTTCTGGCTCTATATTCTTAATACCTTCACTATATAATCTGCGAGTAATCGGTATTAATGAATCAACATAATACTGTTCTTTCTTAGTTATTTTTGAAGGAGTTCTAAGAGTGCCAAGTAAATAACAAGTTATCGAATCGAGAAGAAGGGCACATTCAGTCTTCTGTTTCTTCGTTGTTAATCCTTCGAGAAGTCTTGATTCTTCCCATCTGTTTACTATTTTAGTTATTTCAGTTTTAGTCATAATTTATTGGGTTGTTGTTTATTTAAACACAGGTTGTAAATTGGTATAGTGTAATAATTTCTTAACTTCTTTCATATTGTTAGCTGATGATAATGGTTTAATGAATCCTATTTCCCAATTATCTCCGGGCTTCGTATTACATTCTTCTCGTAATCCTCTTAAAATTGCATTAATATGATTCTTACCAATATTATCTATTTTATAATTATTTTTTCTATAGTAGTCTGTTATTAGCATATAGTTTCCTTATTTGCTGGAATTGGAATTGAAGAAAAATGAGTTAGTTCATATTCAATAACATTAAAATGTCCATCTTCTTTTGATGGTTCTGATAATTTTCCTATTCCGACGGAAGTTATATTATATAATGATTTATTTGTATAATCGACAATTGATTTATTATTGGGGTTGATATTTTCATCTATCATCAATTCAATTCTACCATCCTCAGTTATCATAACATCTGATATGGGACAGATAATATCTTTTATATCATTATCATATCCAGAATATAAAAACGATCTATTACATGTTATGTATTTTTCCTTATATATTTTAATAGCATTCAACATTAATTGATGAGGATAAATCCTATTATTCAATGTTGGTTCATTAACTTTAATTGATAATTCTAATTTCATTGAAGGAGTATATCTTATTTTTGAATTATTATCAACTTATTATATTTTATAGTGCCGAGAGAATTTAAACTTTATTACTCTTTTCTAAGTTGCCTATTGAAAACAAGTCACCATTTGCTCTTGCTATTGCAGTCGTAGCCCATAAAGGTTGTAAATTAGTATAATGGCAGAGTTTCTCGACTTCTTCTTGGGTAGTTGCCGATGAAAGAGGAATGATATGATCTATATGAATTAATCCAGCCATAAAATGAGGCCAAGTCATATATTGATTAAATTTTGATTGGAAATAAATTTGAAACTCTTCATAGGGACAACCTATTAATTTTTCCGTTTTACTATTTTTCTTGAAACCGAACTTCTTAACTCTTCTGATATTTGCCCGGCATAATTCTCTTATCCGATATAATATATCATTTCTATATTTTATCTTTTTAGCTTCGTTTATACTCTTTCGATTTCTCTTTTTATATGCACTCGTCCGTTTATTTATTCTTTCTTTATTCTCGATATAATATTCTACTTGTTGAATCTTCAGTTTTTCTTTATTTTTAATTCTTCGTTTCTTTTCTTTTTCTTTAAATTCTGGCGAATCTCTATATTTTTTTATTGATTCTATATGTTTTTCCGCATACTCTTTACACCGTTTAGCATTTAAGCCAATATGAGTATCCCTAAATATTTTTTGTTTTCTATTAATTTCAACTTTATTTTTTATATAATAGTTTTTCCTATAATCTTTATTCTTTAAATCTAATAATTTCTTATTTTCTCTATAATATCGTTTGCCGTTCTCTATTGCTCTATCCAGATTTTTAATTCTGTATTGATGATTATATTCCTTCTGCTTTAATTTTTTAAGTTCTTCAGGAGTGAGATTTGTTGGGTCAGGAGTCATATAATAGAAAGAATTCAGGAGAAGTAATATTTCAACTTCTCCTGAATTACGATTTTTAATTTGTATTAAGCTTTCTTAAAAAACTTCGAGAATTCGTCTTCAACTTCAGCAGCAGTTGCCGGAACGTGAGTTGCTGCTTCGGCTTTTACTTTTGCTACGGGGGCAGCATCAGCGGCAGTTGCGGCCTTTTCTTGCTCTTCGGCAGACGGATTTTCACCTTCAGGATTGAGCCACTTATCAATTGCGTCTTTCAATTCCTCATACGTCGGCAATGAAAATGCCTTCGTAATATCAGGTTGGTTTTTGATACTTTCCATTGCTTCCTTATCAGAAGGAGAAACAGCCATTGAACTCTTCAATACGGGATTAACATCAATGTCGGGGATCTTTTGACCATTGGGTAATGTCTTGGCATCCTTTACATACGTTACAATTACATCATGTCCATCTGTTAATGATAGAACACTCCCATCATCTTGAGATAAGAGGGACAATAGCTTCTTATAAATAGTATTACTGAATCCCCAGAATTTGATTCCGTCCTTTTCCTCTCCACGCACCAAAATTGGCACGAACCAACGTTGTTTCGCCGAATTCTTCTTGGCAAAATCCTTGAGAACTGGATCATTAGATTGAAGACATTCGTCAATATATTCTTGCATAGGATCGGCCTTACCGAAGGTTTGTGGTGCCAAATACGTGCGGCCCCCGACTCCATAATAGAACCCCAATTCAATAAACGGATGGTCTGCCTCCTGACCTAGAGGTCTGTAATTTACAATGCGAATTTGAGTGGAAGGATTGCTAGGTTTCCAGATAAGTTTACTAAGCTTTGCTCTATCGGAACCGTCGTCTACTTGTTTCTTTAAGTTTTTAAGTTTTTCAATGTTAAATGCCATAATTTTAATTTTTTAATTGTTAAGTTTTTAATTATTTTTGATGAGTTACGATATCTCAGATATTTTCTTCATCACTTATAACTATTGAGAGAATAACAAAAAATTGAAAAATACTCAACTTTTTTTAAAATATTTGTGAGAATGTTCTATTCGGAGTAATGAAAGTGGGATTATTTTGACAGATATTTCCCCATTGATTATGAGACAATTTTGATATAAATCCCATTGAACGATGAATGATTTATCTAAAATGCCGCCGTTTTCGTCACGAATTAACTGATTGAGGCTATTAATTGTGTAGAGAGTGTTGTAATCTTTTTTTCGATGAATTAAAATGGTGTTAGGAATTTTCTCTATATTATTCGTGATATTATAGGTCAGATAAACGTCGGATGATTCATTTGAATTGGAGAATATGAATATCTTATCATTAAAATCTTTATACGTATTTTTAATCAGTTCAATAGTTTTATCGATGTTATTAACTTTAGAAAAGGTGCATAATAATTGGCGTTTATATGTCATATATGTATATAAATATCAACGACTTATGGCTTAACATATTTGGTTAAAAATGTTACGGCTTCTCGAAGACCTAATTCATCAGCATTTTTATAAAGAACTTTTAATTGTTCGGCCAATGTTGGAGTTAAATTGGATAGGTTATTATTATCTGTATCAAATATTTGATTAATATATTCTTTTTCTGCCGCAATTGCTTGAGGAGTTTTAGGTAATGGTTGAATTGGTTGGGCTTGTTGTGTTGGTGATTGTTGTTGATTAATAGGTTCAACTTTTAAAGATTGTTGAGGTTCAAATATATTAGGTGTTTTTTCTGTTGGAATAGGTTCTTGTTTTAATGGTGCCGACGATGGTTCTTCTGTATTTTGAATAGGTTTTTCTGTTGGTTCAGCCGGAACATCTTTTTTAGGATTGGGGTCTTGTTCAGTATATTTACCGGGATTTTCTTTAATGGCTTTTGCTTTATATTCGGGAGAGGGAAACGTTACTAACTGCCCGGTATCAGATCTAAAAATCTGCCTGTCAGGGTAGTTTCCTTCTACCATTTTATTAGTCATTTCTAGGACTTCATCTCTAGGAATTCCATGTTCTATTAAATATTCCCGTAGAACATCCATGTGAATATTATTTTCCATTAAAAATATTCCATTAACCCTATCATCCAAAGAAACTTCCGATAAAATGTAATCTATTATATTATTCATATATCATATAAATATATGAATAATCACTCAAAGTAGATATTAACTCATTAACTTTTTAAAATATATTGCTAGTTTTCCATTAGGGCATTTTTTAATATGATATTCCATGGCATCTTTTTCAAATAGAAACTCATTTTTAAACATTTTAGAAACTCTTGGAAAATGATGTGCCAACAACGTATTCTTCCGCATTTGATAAAATATATCCTTATATCTGGTATATCGTTCAAAATTATAATCGTGATAGTTACATGTATCGGTAATATCTTGATAAAAGTGTCTCCATTCATGGTAAAACACTTCCAGATACATAATATCATTGCAAATTGTAATGTGACGTTCATTATACATTGAAACATGTGCGGGGTAATTATCAGGTGATAACGTCAATTTAGGAATTCGCCATATTCCTTCTGTTATTGATAAATAAATCATCAACCAATAGAGATGAATGTAACGCAATATAATCACAATTTAAAAATCAAATAATATTTCTTCTCGATAACCAAACGATCTACCACGTTCCTTACATGTTTTCATATCGTCAGTTGGCACTCCAAATGTTATCGATTTTTCCATTTCTCCGTCATCTTCAATATTCAATCTTAATTGTTTGTTTGGAAATCTTACATCGTCCATAAGAACCAATAATTTTCTAATCTCATTTCGGGTAAATGGTATTGTGGAAACCAATCCACTTTTCCTATTTCCACCAATTGGAACTGCTATATCACATCCAATATCAATTGCCCCATTTAATAATTCAACATCTGACAATCTCGAATGATACCACTCATATCTATCTTTCCAAATATGTTTATTCGGAATTATTAATCGTTGTTTAATTTTCGGTAATTTTCTCATAATTTAATTTAATATTTCAACATTAGCTCTCCATACGAATTTCCTTCATAAATTTTCATAGGGAAAATATTATCGAATGACATTATCTTATAAATTTCATCGAGTAATTCATAACCGTCTGGTTTATAAAAATCATATAACATGCTATCATATGTATATAAAACGGGAATGCTTTTCTTGTTTTTTAGATATACCAATACTTCTTTCAATTGAGATATTGCTATTTCTCCTTCGGTAGCCTGTAAAATATAATTAAATATTTTATGAGAACTTGGTTCTTGAATGTGTGCCGAAGTTATTTTTCTCTTAAATAAGGGCGTTTCAATATAGTTATTTTTTTGGAAAAATTCCCATTGCTCATCCATATAACCTTTTAAATTCTTGAAGTATTTAATATGAGAATACTTCTCTTCGATGCCGCCGAATAATTGCCGAAAAGTAATTGTTTTGGCTTCTTTAATTTGTTCGGGGGTTGGTTCCTTTACTTGGAAATATAATCCTGCTAAATAAGCATAAATATCAGTTCCT